ATACAACTTTGAATTACATCGACTGTTGCTTGTCCGTTAAGCAAAGCATCAGGTGTTTTCATTGAAAGTTCATCTTTTGCAGTCATAGCAAACACAGGGTATTCGCCTGTTTCTGTTTTTTCAATAGCACCCGGATCATAAAATTCGCCGTTGCTGGGCAAATTAATGTATATTTTAGGTTGTCTAAAATATTTTCCTAAAGGATTTTGATTTGTGTTTTCCACCATTTTTACTCCGCATAAATACATTATATAATAGTATGTATCTAAAGTATTTATGTACGCAGTTAACTGGTGAAAATATAAATGGTTGATGAAGTTGAAATTAAGAATGTAGGCGGTCGTGATGGTGTTGCTAGCGAAGTAACACTTCAGCGACTGGTAACTGCCCTTGAAAAATCTAAATCTTTAGATAATAAGTCAAAAAAGAATATTGAAGATCTAGCAAAGGCAAGTAAAAACACAACAAAGGCTTTTGAATCTTTTTCAGAAGAAATAGAAAAAACAACTACAATAGTCGAAGATGTTGGACAAGCACTAAAAAAGACATTTACACTTGATAACTTTGGTAAAGTTCTAGGATATGCAGCAGGCGTAACTACAAACTTTGCTAAAGAAGTAATGGACGGTAGTACCGAACTAGGTGATTTTGCGCAACATATTCCGATAGTAGGTGGCAGTCTAGGAAGATTAACAGAATATTTTCAATCTAGTTTAGATACATTTAGAGACTTATCTGATATAGGTGCAGGCTTCGGTAACGATATGCTTGCTATGCGTCAAGCTGCTGCACAGGCTGGTTTAGGATTAGATCAGTTTGCACAATTTGTAAGTGAAAACAGTACATCTATGAATTTGTTAGGAGCAACAACTAGCCAAGGTGCAGATAGATTTGGCAAACTTTCAAGAGTTTTACGAAGTCAAGAAAATGGGCTGTTGTCACTAGGCTTTACTATTGAAGGCGTTAATGACGGATTTGCAAGTTTTGTACAACTTCAAGCGATGTCAGGTAGATTGAGAGGACAAAGCGATCAACAACTTATTAAAGGTGCTCAAAACTATCTGTTAGAAATTGATAAACTTGCAAGAGTTACCGGACAAAGTAGAAAACAAATACAAGAAGAGATGAACGGTCGTATGCAAGCTGCAAACTTTAATGTATTAGCAGCTCAATTATCTGGAGAAGCTCTAGAAAACTTTACATTAAACACACAACATACATCAGCAATGCTGGGTCAAGGTTTTGCAGATGTTATGACTGATCTCGGTGACGGAGTTGCTCAAAGTGATTTTGCAAAACGATTAGCTGCAACTGTACCAGGACTTTCAGACCTAGCAGAAGCTAATGCTAGAGGAGAACTAAGTCAAGAAGAATATCAAAAGCGTATGCAACAGTTAATGCCTCAGATTACTCAGTTTGCTGACAACCTAGGTGCTGCCGGAGTAAGTTCATTAATGGGCAAAGCTGGGTTTTCAGAATTTATGGAATCTCTAGGTAATGCTAGATTATACACTCAGCGTGTTGCAGACGCATCAGAAGCGCAAGCCGAACAACTTAAAAGATCTGATGTAACAAGAGGGTTTGCTGAATTTAGTCAAAAATTATTAAATGCAAGAACTGCACTTGAAGATGCATTTATTCGCAGCGGATTAGCTAAAACTATAGGAGCAGCACTACTTAAATTTGGCGATCTATTAATTAATGTAATTAACTACTTAGGCGATTTTGCAAAGGCAATAGAAAATGACGGATTTCTTAGTGCAATAGGCGGCGTGCTAATGGACGGATTAAAAGGTATCTTTAATAATCCAGGAACAATAGCTGCCGTTGCTGGCGGTATTGCTGCATTATTTGCTGCTAAAGCAGTAACTGGAGCATTAGCAGGCGCATTTAAAACAGCAGTAACAAGTACTGTGGGCGGCGCTGCTAACAGATTATTTGGTAGAGCCGATACCCCTAGTGCCGGAGGCGGACGCAAGGGCGGCGGATTTGCTAGAGGTGCAACTAATGCAGGTAAAGGTATCGGAGGGTTTTTAGGACAACTAAGCGAAGCACTAATGAAAGGTGCTGCGGCAGGACTAAAGGCATTTACACCGCCTGTACTAAAAGGTGCAGTAATTTTAGGAGGTGTAATTACTGCAATTGGCGCAGGTATTGCCGGTGCCTCGTGGATACTTGGTAAAACATTGCCAACATTTGTAGACGGCCTAAAGAAATTTGAAGACATAGACGGTGGCGCACTAGTTGATGCTGCTAAAGGTATGGGAGCAATCAGTGCAGCAATGGCAGCGTTTGGCGCAGGAACAGCCGTTGCAGGTCTAGGCGCAATGGTTGGGGGTATTACAGGTGCTATAGGAAAACTATTTGGTGCTGACGATCCTTTAGAAAAATTAAAAGAATTTGGCGAAGCAAACATTAATGCTGCACAGGTTAAAAATAATGCAGATGCAATGGTTGCATTTAGCAAAGCAATGGCAGCAGCTGGTGGTGGAAATGCAGTCGAAGGACTTGGCACACTAGTAAGTGGAATAGCAGGTGGACTCGGAAAACTAGCAGGCGGTTCAGATACTAGTGATGTTATTGACTCTATGATTGCATTTTCTGAAAAGCAAGTAGATTCAGCTGTAGTTAAATCAAATGCAGAAGCAATGGTTGCATTTAGTAATGCAATGGCTGTTGCAGCAGGAGCAAATGCTGCTGAAGGACTTGGCACATTTGTAAGTGGCGTTCTTGGCGGTATTGGTGCGTTCTTTGGCGGTGAATCTAGTCTTGAACAATTTAAAAGATTTGGTGAAACTGATCTAGATCCAAAAGGACTTGTTGGAAAAAATGCAGAAGCAATGGGTCGATTTAGCACTGCAATGGCTAATGTGGTTTCGATGCCTGAGCAAGGAGTTTTTGAAAGTTTTAAATCAGCAATAGCAGGTCTGTTCGGCGGAGATACTGCGTTTTCTCAACTAGAAGATTTTGCAAATTTAGATATTAATAGAGAAGGTGTTAAAGCAAATGCAGAAGCTATGATGTATTTTAGCACTGCAATGTCTGATGTATCAATGATGCCTGAGCAAGGAGTTTTTGAAAGTATAAGATCCACTCTTGCAACTGTATTTGGCGGCGAAAATGCAGCAGATCAATTAAAAGCATTTGGTGCAGAAGACCTTGACCCTAAAGGATTTATAAAATCAAATGCAGAAGCTATGATGTATTTTAGTACTGCAATGTCTGATGTATCAATGATGCCGGAACAAGGAATATTTAAAAGTATAAGCACTTCTTTAGGAGCATTGTTTGGAGGCGACTCTGCAATAAAACAATTAAAAGCATTTGGTGCAGAAGATTTTGACTCTAAAGGCTTTATAAAATCAAATGCAGAAGCTATGATGTATTTTAGCACTGCAATGGCTAATGTAACAATGATGCCTGAAGCAGGAGTATTTAAAAGTATAGGATCAGCTCTTGCAGGAATATTTGGTGGCGACACAGCATTAGATCAACTAAAAACATTTGGTGAAACTAATCTAGATCCAAAAGGTATTGTAAAATCAAATGCAGAAGCTATGGTTTCGATGAGCACTGCATTTTCTAGTATAAAAAGTGTATCTGATGTTGAAATAGATAAAAATTTAGTAAACAGATTAAATCAACTATCAAGTGTAGGCGATTTATCAGGATTTGCTGCTAATATAAAACAGTTAAGCGGATTAGATGCAACATTAGGTGTAAATGCGCTAAATTCACTTGACAGTTCAGGCGTAGTACAGTATACTACAGCTATGGAGAGTCTCGTTGATGTTCTCAAAGAACTAAATCAAGAACTGACCAAAGACAATAAAGCAGGCTTTGGAACAGGTACAAATGCTGGCACTGTAGTTTCTAAGATGGATTCTATCGGCAGCGGTGGCGGCTCAGGTATGAGTCAAGATACAGCAGAAAAGTTAAATACAACACTAGCAAGTGTACTACAAGTATTAGAAGAAAGTAGAGATTACCATAAAGACACTGCAAAGGCAGTTAAAAGTGGCGATCTTCAAAGAGGTGTATAAATGAGTTGGAAGAAATATTTTACTCCAGTTGAAGCTGGAAATGGGAGTGGAGGAATCTACGGACCGTTGGGCGGACCTTCCAATGGAAGTCAACCAGGACCTGCACGATCTAACTATAGTTCATATCTTCCTGATGTATATGTAGGTACTCCTAATCGTGTTGAACGCTACGGTCAATATAACTCGATGGATCTAGATTCAGAAGTTAATGCTGCACTTGATATTCTTGCCGAATTTTGTACCCAAAAACATCCTGAAACAAATCTAAGTTTTAAAATGAATTTCAATACTAAAGCGACAGGTACCGAAATTCGTATTTTAGAACAATACCTAAAGCAGTGGAACAAACTTCAAAACTTTGAAACTAGACTATTCCGTATAATGAGAAACATTTTCAAATACGGAGATGCATTCTTTGTAAGAGATCCAGAAACTAAAAAATGGTTTCATGTTGATCCTGCAAATGTAACACGCATTATTGTAAATGAATCAGAAGGTAAAACACCTGAGCAATATGTAATTAAAGATTTTAATATCAATTTCAAAGACATGGTTGCAACAACTCCGTTTCAAACTGGCGGCTCTGGCAGCGGAAGACCAGATTCGGCATACTTTACTGGTAGCAGTAGAGGAATGGTTGGCAACTATCCTAATCAAAGCGGAAGTCGCTTCCAAGAAACTGAAGGCGAAATGTCTGTTAATGCAGAAAATGTTATTCATCTAAGTCTGTCAGAAGGATTAGACAATAACTATCCATTTGGTAATAGTTTGCTAGAAACAATTTTCAAAGTATTCAAACAAAAAGAATTACTTGAAGATGCTATTATCATTTACCGTGTACAGCGTGCACCGGAAAGAAGAGTATTCTACGTTGATGTGGGCAATATGCCATCACACCTTGCTATGCAGTTTGTGGAGCGTGTTAAAACGGAAATCCATCAGAGAAGAATCCCATCCAAGACAGGGGGCGGCACCAATGTTATAGACAGTAGTTATAACCCTCTATCAATCAACGAAGATTACTTTTTCCCACAAACTGCTGAAGGCCGCGGCAGTAAAGTTGAAACACTTCCGGGCGGTACTAACTTGGGAGAAATTGATGACTTACGATACTTTACTAATAAGCTGGTACGCGGATTGCGTATCCCAAGTTCGTACTTACCAACTGGAGCAGATGATTCAGCTTCACAATACAATGATGGCAGAGTGGGAACAGCTTATATCCAGGAGTTACGATTTAATGAATATTGTAAACGACTACAGGGGTTAGTAGCAGAAGAATTTAATCAAGAATTTAAGCGGTATCTATTAGAACAAGGAGTAAACATTGATACAGCAATGTTTGACTTGTCTTTTCAGCCTCCACAAAACTTTGCTGCATATAGACAAAGTGAAGTTGATAATGCTAGAATTCCTACCTTCCAAACTATGAGTGCAATTCCATTTATAAGCAATAGATTTGCAATGAGTCGTTTCTTAGGGTTAACTGACACAGAGATTGCAGAAAACGAGCGTCTATGGCGTGAAGAAAATGAAGAAAATCTTGAACAGCCAGAAACTGATAGTGCAGGAGAAATGCGCGGAGCAGGTATTAGCAGTGCAGGAATTGAAGGCGATTTAGAAGGCGGTGAAGAAGAACTTCCAGGTGAAGAAGGAGCTATAGACGGCGGCGAAGGATCTGGTCCTGATTCAGTAACTGGAGATGATACAACTTCACCTCCGCCACAAACTGACCAAACGGTATAAATACATTATGATATTGCGTGAACTATATTACTTTGATAAAGAAACTTTAGAGCCGACAGAGGACAAATCCTATGATCCGGCAGCAGATCAGTCGTCGGTGGAATATGACGATACACGTAAAACACGACTAACACTATCACAAATCAATAAAATTAGAAAAGCTGGCGACTTTCATAATGAAGAAAAATTAAAAGAACTTGATTTTATTCGTCAAATGTACGGCATTTCTGCCAATGCTGAAGCAGCAATCTAAATAAATTCTATATATACATTATGTCTATTGCGTTTGTAATTGGAAACGGTACAAGCAGGTCTTCTATTAATCTAGAAGATCTAAAATTTCACGGAACAGTTTATGCTTGTAATGCAGTATATAGAGACTTTACACCTGATTATCTTATTGCAGTAGATCCTAAAATGGTAGTAGAAATATGTTCTACTAACTATCAAATGCATAACAAGGTATGGACTAATCCGAATAGACGATTTAAAGAATTTAAAAAATTAAACTATTTCGAACCTAGTAAAGGTTGGAGTAGTGGACCTACTGCGCTATGGTTAGCAAGTCAACACAAGCACGAAACTATATATATTTTAGGGTTTGATTATAAAGGTCTAGAAGACGGACAAAAAGTCAACAATATATTCTCAGGAACTAAAAACTATAAAGCAAAAGATGCAAGTGCTACATACTACGGAAACTGGGTAAGACAAACTAGATCTGTTATAACAGAACACAAAAAAATTTCCTACAAAAGGGTAATATTGCCTGATAATTACGAACCTCAAGAACTAAATAATAGCAACTACAATATAACTTTTATAGAAGATTTTAAGAAAAATCTCGACATTTCCTAGTAGTCTAATCAAAACGGCTCGTTTTGAGCCTATTTTCGCATACTTTTTTCATTCTCTGTTAAATACAATTGACAGCCTTACCATAGGTACAACATTTATTAGGAGATAAAAATGGCGAGTAACAAATTCGAAGAAATGCTCGAAAAACTTGTTAATGAAGACAAGGCCGGAGCAGAAGAATTATTCCACGAGATTGTGGTTGAAAAATCAAGAGACATTTATGCATCATTACTAGAAGATGATGAAGAAGTTGACGAAGCTACTGACGAAGAAGTAGATGAGTCAGACGACGAAGATCTAGACGAATCAGATGATGACGACCTAGATGAGTCAGACGACGAAGATCTAGACGAAGCTGCTGACGAAGAAGTAGATGAGTCAGACGAAGAACTAGACGAATTTATGGATCAGCCAGTTGCAATGGAATCAGACCCAACTGACGATTTAGAAGCAAAGCTAGGCGACATGGGCGACGACGAAGAAGGCGACGACATGGGCGGCGAAGAACCAGAAGGTGCAGAAGCAGCACTTGATGATCTAGAAGCAGCACTAGACGCACTTAAAGATGAATTTGCAGCTATGATGGGCGGCACCGACGACGAAGGCGACGACGAAGAAGGTGAAGAAGAACCAGAAATGGATATGCCAGGCGAAGAAGAGCCAGAAGAAGCATTTGCGTTCGAAGCAGATGATGAAGAAGTTGAAGAAACTGAAAAGTCAGCAACTGAGCAAATGCGTGAATACGTAGAAAAAGTTGCAGGCGGTGGCTTAGACGCACAAGGTAGTGCTAAAATGGGCGACAATGGTGCAAACACTAAGTCAATCGTAGCAGGCAAGAATGATATGGGCGGTACAGCATCTAACCTAAACCAAGGTAAAGATAACGAAGCTGGCGACCATGCAGGACTTGGCGACATGAACGCAAAAGAAGATAACGCAGGGAATGTAAATGTTCCAGGCGGTAAGGCTTCAAAGGCTCAAAAAACAGAGCCAGGTCATGGCGCTGAGAAAAAGGGCAAAGCACCGGAAGCATCCGGTCAAGACAGTCCTTTAAACGGTGAAAGCCGCAGAGCGAAGTAAGGACTGATAGATGATTAACTTACGAGAGCACTTGACATTCGATGCTGCTAGAATTGTAGTTGAGAGCGCCAACGAAGGAAAAGACTTGTATATGAAAGGTATTTGTATACAAGGCGGAGTACGCAACGCTAACCAGCGTGTGTATCCTGTAAATGAAATTGGCAGGGCTGTCAAAACTCTCAATGATCAAATTAGTGGAGGATATAGTGTTCTCGGAGAAGTTGATCATCCAGATGGACTTAATATTAACCTTGACCGTGTAAGTCACATGATTACAAAAATGTGGATGGAAGATAATAACGGTTACGGTACTTTGAAAATTTTACCAACCCCTATGGGACAGTTAGTTAAAACGATGCTTGAAGCAGGCGTTAAACTAGGTGTCTCCTCTAGGGGCTCTGGTAATGTATCAGAAGATGGATCCGGTAATGTATCGGATTTTGAAATAATTACAGTAGACTGCGTGGCGCAACCAAGTGCGCCAGGCGCTTACCCAACACCAATCTACGAGCATTTAATGAATGCCCGTGGCGGATACAAGGCATACGAATTAGCACAGGCAACAAAACACGACGACAAGGCACAAAAATATCTAAAGGAATCGTTGGTTAATATAATCAACAAACTCCAGTGAACTAGGAGAACATAATGATAGATGCACTGAAAACACTTTTTGAAAATGATGTAGTTTCCAATGAAGTGCGCTCACAAATTGAAGAAGCATGGGAAGCAAAGGTTAAAGAAAACCGTATGCAAGCAACTGCTGAACTTCGTGAAGAGTTTGCTCAAAAATACGAGCATGACAAATCTACGATGGTTGAAGCAATTGATTCTATGATTTCAGAAAAGTTGAGTGAAGAAATTGCCGAGTTCACAGAAGATCGTAAACAACTAGCAGAAGCAAAAGCAAAATATGCAGTTGCAATGCGTGAAAACGCAGATCTTCTAAAAGGTTTTGTTATGGAGTCACTTAAGAAAGAAGTAAGTGAACTGTATCAAGATCAAATGAAAATGGCAGAAAGTTTTGCTCAACTAGAAGAATTTGTAGTTGAGTCACTTGCAAAGGAAATTAACGAATTTGCAGAAGATAAGAAAGATTTAGCTGAGACTAAAGTGCGCCTAATCCGCGAAGGTAAAGCTCATATCAATAAAGTAAAAGCTAAATTTATTGAACGCAGCGCAAAAATGGTATCTGAGACTGTTGAAACAACGCTTAAAAATGAAATTTCAACACTAAAAGAAGATATTGACGTTGCACGCAAAAACGACTTCGGTCGTAAAGTATTCGAAGCATTTGCTTCAGAATATAGCACTTCTTATTTAAATGAGAAGAGCGAGACTTCCAAGCTAATGAAAGTTCTTGATCTAAAAGACAAGCAACTAGCAGAAGCAAAAGAAGTGGCCAAAAAATCACAATTATTAGCCGAAACTAAAGAAGCAGAAAAAAAGCGTCTTATCGAATCAGCTAATAGAAAAGAAATTATGAACGAGTTGGTTGCTCCAATGAGCAAAGATCAACGCGAAATCATGACAGACTTACTGGAATCAGTTCAAACTTCTAAACTAAGATCGGCGTTTGACAAGTATCTACCGACAGTTATTGACGGGAATACTCCAGCGAAGAAGAAGGCAGTATTGGCAGAGGCAAAAGAAATCACAGGCAACAGAGAAACTAACGTTAGTTCACAGGCAGATGATGGGAATGTATTAGACATTCGTCGTCTAGCTGGATTATAATTAAGGAGACAATAATGTCAGAACTACTAGAAAGTCGCTGGCAGGAAACTAAAAGCGCACTTGTTGAAGGTTTATCAGGCAACAAGAAGTCAGTTATGGAAAGCACACTAGAAAATACTCGCAAGTATCTTTCAGAAAGTGCAACTGCAGGCGCTACTTCTGCCGGTAATGTCGCAACACTTAACCGTGTTATTCTACCAGTTATTCGTCGTGTAATGCCAACAGTCATTGCAAACGAGCTTGTTGGCGTTCAGCCAATGACTGGTCCAGTGGGTCAAATCCACACACTAAGAGTACGTTACGCCGATGGTAACAACGGTGCAACAGCAGGTGAAGAAGCACTATCACCATTTAAGATTGCTGAAAACTATTCGGGAAATCCAAGCTCGAATGGTGCTCCAAGTTCAACAGCTTCGCTAGAAGGCGTTGCTGGTAACAGACTAAGCATTCAGATCTTAAAGCAAACAGTCGAAGCTAAAACACGCAAACTAAGCGCACGTTGGACTTTTGAGTCTGCACAAGACGCTCAGTCGCAGCACGGCATCGACGTTGAAGCAGAAATCATGGCAGCACTTGCTCAAGAGATTACTGCTGAGATCGACCAAGAAGTACTAGCTTCTCTACGCTCACTAGCAGGTAATGCAGCTGAAACATATGACCAGTCAGCAGTTTCAGGTACAGCTACATTCGTTGGTGATGAGCACGCAGCACTTGCTGTTCAAGTCAACAGAGTAGCGAACTTAATCGCACAGCGTACACGCCGTGGTGCTGGTAACTATGCGGTTGTAAGCCCATTTGCGCTAACAATCCTACAGTCAGCAACAACATCGGCATTTGCACGTACAACAGAAGGCACATTCGAAGCACCAACAAACACAAAAATGGTTGGTACATTGAACAATGCAATGAAAGTATATGTAGATTCGTATGCAGCAGACAGCGAAGCAGTTCTAATCGGATACAAAGGCGGTTCAGAGTCAGACGCACCAGCGTTCTATTGCCCATACATCCCACTAATGAGCTCAGGCGTTGTGCTTGATCCGTCAACATTCGAACCAGTCGTATCATTCATGACACGCTACGGTTATGTTGAACTATCAAACACAGCTTCATCGCTTGGTAACGCAGCTGACTACCTAGGTAAAGTTGCTATTACTAACAGTGCAGTAAGCTTCAGCTAAGTTTTAAACTTAACTAAAACGAAAAAAGGCCCTACGGGGCCTTTTTTTATGACTGAAGACAATTTGATAAATACTATTGTCATATAGGAGCCTACCTTCGAGTAGGACTTATGCGGTACTCGCCGCGTAGACCCTAGAACGGCAATGATTAAACAAAGGAGAAATCATTATGGGACGCCCATTAAATAAAAAACATTTTGGTCAAGGTACAAGAAAAATTGCAGTATCTAGATATCGTTTTAACGAAGGATCGGAAACAGCAGGTTCGTCGACAGCAGCTTGGATTACAAATCAGCGCTCTGGTAATAAATTTACAGTAACTGACGGAACATCTACACAAGTAATGACCTTAGTTAATAAAGCAAATGGCTCATTAGCAGAGGGTGAATTTACTGTAAATGCAGTATTAGATGATTCAACTGTAGTACAAGTAACTCGTTTTTACAATCGTAAAATTCAATACGAAGGCGGAACAGCTAACGTTGCAAAAATCAAATGGGAAGCTGGCGGCGATGATACTGAAGCTGACGGAACAGCAACAGTAGACGCACAATAAAATGTAAGGGCTTCGGCCCTTACACTAACTTTAGGACTAGTTTATGAGCAAAATACTTGACATACCTACCAGTGACTATAAAGTTGCAGTTCGCGAAGGCGGCGAGATTGTTTTATATACAGGTGCTTCTACAGGAACTGTTGTAATTAGTGGCAATCTTACAGTAGAAGGCGACCAGATTATACTTGGTGCAACAACAAATGCAAATGTAGCCGATCTATTAATTGAAGACAGAATAGCACAATTGAATGTTGGCGAAACTGGACAAGGTATAACAGGCGGCGTTGGCATTCCTAGACAATCAGGCATTGAAATTGTAAGAGGTAGCGAACCTAATGCACGAATAGTATTTGACGAAGTTGCTCCATATGAAGACGATGTATCTGGAACACAAGGCAATGGCGCATTTAGTTTTAAACTAGTTGATAGTAACGGTAGTGAATTTATTGCAGGCATACAAACTAACAGTATTGATAGCGGTGGCGGAGCAATTCAATTTAATGCAGGTAATAATCCTCTAAGAGCTTCTGCACCTGACTATGAAAATTATGTTGTTGACGATGATGATATTCCTAATAGTAAATGGGTTGTTGATTATGTTACACAATTTACTGGATCTAATCCACCAACACAAATTAGACAACTTGATACACTAGTATCTGCAGAAGATTTTGATAATAGCGGTCTTCCTAGTGTTGTAAGAGCACAAGTTGACGGCTTTGATCGTTTAGTTGTAGGCACAGACACAACTACGCTATACGATATGAACTTTAGCGGAACAACTATTAGTACTAACAGCAGTGGCGACGATCTAAATTTAGTAGCACTAGGTGGCGGATCTGTAAAAATTGCAGATACATTGCATATAGATTCAGACACTAGTGGAGGGGCTGTGTCTGCTCCTGCACAAGGATCTATTGTTTACCACAACAGTACTGAAATTAAAGATACTGGATTGCATTTTATAAACGCCAACAAGCAAGGTGAAATTGCAAGCAGAAGAACTGCTGTACTATTCGGATTAATTTTTTAAGGAAACAGATAATGGCAATTGCAAATTTAGATATACAGAACACAGCACAATCTATATTAACTGTTCCTGTTGACAATACATATGTTGTAACTACAATGATGATTGTAAATACAGCAGCACCGGACCCTAATGATGACACAGCTGGATTAACATATCTAACAGCGCACATTGTTAGCGGAGGAAGTGTAGGAGATATTAATACTACAAACATGGTAATTAATAGTATTCCTCTTGCAGCAGGAGAAACATTTGTTTGGGATACAGAAAAAATTGTGCTAGATGCTACTGACAGTGTAGTACTGTTAAGTACAACTCCAAACAATCTATCGGCAACTGTAAGCTACGTGGATATTTAATATGAAGTTTTATAGAAAACAAACAACAAATATTAAAAATGTTGAAGGCAGAGGCGTTATTGTAAAAGCTAACGACGAAATCGTTATGGATACAAGAAAAAGCATGAAGCTTCCTGTAGGGACTGCTGCTGAAAGACCGTTAGTGCCTGAAGAAGCACAAATGCGCTTTTTAAAAACATCAACTGACCCTGATCCTTTAGCAGGCAAACTTGAATTTTATCAAGACGGCGAATGGAAGTTTGTAAGAATGGGCGAACCAGTGGTTATACATCAACAAACATTTTCAGGAGCAGATGATGTTGAAACACAGTTCGGTCCATTAAACAACAACGATGAAGAAAATCCAACTAGTTTTGCAAATGCTCCTCAGTCTTTAATGGTATACATTGAAAACGTATATCAAATTCCTACTACAAACTATGTAATAGTACAAAATCCAGCAGGTAAAGATCCAGGGTATTACTTAGATTTTGGTACTGCTCCTCCTACTGGAAAAGACATAACTGTTATACATAATTTCGACAAATAGTGCATTTAAACTACCGTAAAGCAATGATTTCAAAATAGGGGCTAACAAGCCCTTATTTTTTTGATCGGATAAATACTATTAATGCAGCATAGTTGGTCTAAGTTGCAGGACAAACTGTGGTCAACCCGCAAGGTAAGGTGGTTGGAGCGACAGGATCGCCGGGTTGTAGAGGAGCTGATGTGGCCAACGTAGGAAGAATTTCGGGTCCACTTCTTAAGAGTAATCTCTTAAGAGACGGAGTGGATCTAGCATTTGAGACAAATTTATTATTTCTTGATGTATCAAGCGACCCGGCAAACCCAAAAGTCGGTATTAAAAACGGCAGCCCCGGTTATGAACTAGATGTTACAGGGACAATAAACGCAACAGAGTTTCGTGCAGGTTCATTAACAATTGACGATCTCTTTTTTGACGAAAACGAAATTACTACTACTGTAGGAGATATAAATGTTTCTCCTGCAACCCCTACAGATTTTATAAATTTAAATGGCAATGTCGAAGTAAACGGAAACTTACATGCTACAGGTTCGATAACAGCAGACGGTGATCTAACACTAGGCGATGCTGATACAGATACAATCACATTTGCAGCAGAAATAGGTAGTGATATTATTCCTGATGTTACTGAAACTTACGATCTAGGCAGTTCTGATAAAAAATGGAAAGATTTGTATCTAAGCGGACAAACAATTCAGCTAGGAACTTTATTTCTTAAAGACAGCGGTGACGGAAAACTAGTTCTTGAATATGACGGTAATGTAGTTGGTGAACTAGGCGGATTTCTTGAAGGCACTGGTGCATTAATACAAGAAAATTTATCATTATCAAGCGACACTATACAAACAACTGTATCGAACAGCGACTTGTTTATTAATGCAGCAGGCGTAGGAGAAGTTGTATTTGGATCTCCGATAAGTGCCGGAACAATCGTCATTGACGATGACTTGCAAATAGATGGCAATGTAATTAAAACTACAGCAAGCGACAGTAATCTAAGACTAGAAGCAGCTGGCAGTGGTGATATATTAGTAGTAGGAAACTTTAGAATCAACGCTGGAATAAGTGTTGATAACATACTTGACGAAGACGATCTAGTAAGTGATAGTGAAACTGCACTAGCAACCCAACAAAGTATTAAAGCGTATGTTGATAGCAATATTTCGAATTCAGTAGGTGCACTAGTAGGCGATCAAATAGTTGTAGGCGCACCAGACGACGGAACATATACAGACGGAGCATACACGCAAATTGATAGTGCTGGAGATATTGCAGAAGCAATTGATCAACTAAATGAAACAATGTTAAATATTCGCAATGCAACATATGTAAGAAGCATAACATTTACAGGCACTCCAACAGCAGGCGGCGAAGGAACTACAGTTACTTTGAATTTAGATGTTGACGGACAGCCTAATCGTTACGATGTTACTTGGGGCGACGGTGATACTGATATTGGAATAACAGACACCACTCCGAGTCATACTTACACATCTAATGCTAATAGTCCGTTTACTGTAACTGTTCGTGCATACAATAACACAGGTACAGGATACGGTAGCGAAGCAACTGCAACAAATACCGATTACATTATTATCTATACAGCAGATCCTGTAATGGCGTTTGGCTTATTTAGAGCAAGTACAGGCGGAAGTGCAATTACAGGCAATGACAACTATGTAATTGAAGGTAATGATTTATTCTTAGAAAATACAACTACTAACACTACAATGGCAGATGTTACATATACAATGGACTGGGGCGACGGCTCTGCTAATGATTCAATTGCAAGTGACAGTGATGCCGGCGGGGTGTTAGGTGCAAGACTACAGCATACATGGGCTACTGGTACAAACACAGGTACAGGGTTAGATACACTAACACTAACGCTAGACACACATACTACTGCTACTCCTGGGTTGTTTCCTCTAAGTATAACAGAACAACTAAAAGTATATGATCCAAATATTGCTGCACCTAGCGGATTAAGTTCAAAGACTATATCTATAACAGGAACATCAGGTACTACTCCAAAACTAGCTAATGGCTTTACAGATAATACTGCGTCAACAGCACTGTCAGCAGGCGATAGTGTATCAAGAATCGAAGATAGTGCATCTAATATTGCAACTACTACAACAAGTACTTTAGCATATGATGCTGATGGAGGCACACTTAGTGCTCTTGTAAACGGAGTAGCAGACGGAAGTGTTGGATTTAGTACAGCAGACAATTCAGGAACATATACTAGTTTAATAGTTACGGAAGAAGACGATTTTCAGTTATACAATTCAAATGGTTCGCCTATTACATTTACACAAAGTGTTTACCATCCTGGGCTATACAGTGGATTTAAAGCAAATATAACTAAGACAAATGCATCAACTAGCGTCGGCTTAAACAGTTTACAACTATCTCATTCAGCTACCGGCAACACAAATACAGTTGAATTTGTAAAAGATGATATTACTGTCGTTCCAACAGCAACCGCCGGCACACTATCAGAAGCATCTGCAGGAACACTAAGATATGTAAGTGGCATTCCGTATTATAGTTCAGGTGCTCAGTTAACATTAAGTGGAACAACAGCAACAAACTTAGTTGGCCAAACATATGCAGACATATCTGATGTAATTGAAGTAACAAGCGGAGCAGATACAGACGGCAGTGGTAGCGGAATAGTTGAACAAAACTTTGGCTATAGTGATGTAGATGGTTCTACAACAATGTTAACTGCTGGCATTCCTAATGCAAATACAGGCGTAGGAAGTGCATATGCATTTGGCGATTTAACTATCAATATTAATGCATCAAACACACGAGTTTCTGAACAGTTAAGATACAGAGTAAGAAATGTAAACGGTTATAGTTCTTATGTTGTACTACCTGAAATTATCCAAGTACACAGTGCAACACAAAGTGGTATTAGTGAAATTGCTATCGCAGTTAGCGACAGTTTAGGTACAGGATTCGACGATGACGGTGTGCGTGTATTTGACTTTAGCGCAGAAACAACTGACACTCCTTCGTATACAGGAACTACAAATTTTTATACAAGTAATCCTTATACTGAAACTTCGGATCCTGGAGTAGCAGGGACGCAAGAATCTACAGTGCGTTATGGTGTTATTGAACATAATGTAGACGATTTTAGTTCAACACTGCCAGCAGGACCAGATAGAAGTGCTGACACAGGAACACAATATTTTACATTTGCATTCCGTAGACAAGTTGTTGCAAACTTTGATATTAACATCACAAGTTCAACAGGAGTATCAGGAGTGTTTATTGCAGCACCAGGAACTGCAATTGACTCTACTAGTGGACTAAATGGCTGGCTTAACACTGCTTCAGTTTATAACGGCAGTGGTGTTCCGGGCACACTAGCAGGCGGTAACGGTTCAGACGGGTGTGCAGCAAACGCAGGCGAAAGAATACAACCAGGGTCATCGTTAAACGGAAGTTTTACAATGACGCTAGGTACAGAAAATATGACAAATTCAACAGGTAATGTTGTATTAGTTAGAATAGCATTATCAGCAGGTGAAAGTGTAACTGCACTTTCAGTATCATAGGATTAAAATAGATGGCAATTAGTGATATACAAAAAATTGACTGGCTTTGGAAAAAAGTAGGCTACGGTGTAGCAAAGACTGACATTAGTACTATTAAAAGTGCAGTCAACGAAAGTGTAGCCAGTGGTTTATTGTTAAGAGCAGATCAAATTTGGGGAGACGCTGCAAGTATTCCTGCAACATTGCCAGTGTCAAACACTAATATTGTTAGTTTAGAAACAGTAGAAGCAACAGCAGATGCTACTGCTACACCTAATAGAACTTGGTTTAGTGGATATGAAAATTGGATACCTCCACAGTTTGGTGCTACTTATCTTGTAAATGTTTATGTTGATAATGCAGGCGCAGCAGATCCTGCAAGCACAGGTACAAAACTCTTTGCAGCAGGTTCAGGAAATAACGACGAATGGTTCTTTGACTATCAATCAGGTACACTTAACTTTATCGGCGAAAACTTACCAAGTGCATTGTCAGGTAGTAAAGTAATTTACATTCAAGGTGCAGTATACACAGGAACACTAGGACCATCTAGCACTGAAAACGGTGGCCAGTTTGGCGAAGTTATCGTAGGCGATGGCGGCGGCGGCACTATTACTACAAGCCCAGGCGGCGACTTAGATATCGGCGCAGGCGAAGGCGGCGATCTTAACATCGGTGGCGGCGAAGGCGGAAATACAAATGTCGGTACTGGCAGCGGCGACACTAATATAGGTACAGGCGGTGGCGATGTTAATTTAGGCACAGGCGGCGGCACTGTTAACTTAGGTGAAAACGCAAGTATTGATCCTAACGGCAACTTAAGATTAGATCAAATTGCTGTTAACGGAAATAGAATCGAAACATTTAATTCAGATGCAAACTTAGAATTATTAGCAGCAGGCGCAGGAATTATTGACCTACTAAGTAATGTTGCAACTCTTAATATTGATGTCACGGGTGACCAAACAATAACTGGATCGCTTGATGTAGACACAAGCGCAACAATAGCAAGTTTAAATGTTGAAGATTTAACTGCTGGTAGAGTATTGCTAGCTGGTACTGACGGTGAAATAGAAGACAGTGCAAACCTAACATTCGACGGTACTACACTTGTTGTTACAGGCGACACAGAAATTACAGGTAATCTTACACTAGGTGGTAATATTACAATAGGTGATGCAGACACCGATTCAATTACTGTTGCTGCTGATTTTGAATCACATCTTATACCGAATGACGACGACACTTACGATCTAGGTTCAGATGCAAAAAGATGGCGTTCGCTGTATGTAAGCGGAAGTACAATCTACTTAGGTGGATTAAAAATGCAAGACAACGGCAGCGGCGGTCTTGTAATTATAAGCGAAGATGGATCAAGAACAAACTTTGAAGCAAGTGTAATTGACGCACAAAGTATTGTTGTTGACGAATTAGAATTAGACGGTAATAGAATTCGTACACTTAATTCAAATGCAGATCTAGAACTAACTGCAAATGGAACAGGTAGAATACTTGCTAACGGTGTAGATGTAACACAAACAGAAGGTAAAGTTTGGTATGTTACACAAAACGGTAATGACTCTAACTCAGGCGAATTAACTAACGATGCATTTTCTACAGTTAAGTATGCTCTAACACAAGCAACTAATGGCGATATTGTTTATGTGAGTGCAGGCACATTTGAAGAGGTATTTCCATTAGATGTTCCAGAAGGTGTCACTGTTAGAGGACAAGGTCTTCGTGCTACACAAATTAAACCAACTGCTGCTACTAGGGATCTAGACGGATTTAGAATCGACGGCGGCGTTGTAATTGAAAGTTTAACTGTTCGTGAAATGGAATACAATAGTATTAACGATACAGGATATGCTTTCCGTTACAAGCCAACTGCTAGTGTCACTATCCGCTCTGCATACATTAAAGACATTACTGTTGCTAACTTTGGATCAAGCGTAAGGCTTGGAACTAATGCTAGTGACGATCCATACGGTTTTGATGCAGGCGATGCGGGTCGCGGCGCACTAGTTGACGGTGCAAGTATTGCTGCTGGATCTATTGAACCAGCTATGTTGTTTGACAGTGTTACATTTATTGTTCCTAACGCAGTTGGTTTAATTATGACCAACGGTGCAAGAGTAGAATGGTTAAACAGTTTTACATACTTTGCACACGAAGCTATTAAAGGTATTACAGGCACTAGTGGCAGAGGCGGCGTAGGTAAAACACGCATTACACTCGGCGGTGTTGTAGGTACGATTACAGCCGGTGATACAGCAACATTTACATCAACTGATGGATCAACAGTTGTAACAATGACAGTTGATGCAGTTGAAAATAACACTACAATTGTACAAGACGGACGCAACGATGATCTAGAAGGATTTGATTTTACTCCAGAAAGTATTACATTTGTAGGAGGCGCAGGTGCAACTGCTACAAGTATTTTAAGATATGATCGTAAAGAATTTGCCGCAGAAATGCGCTCGATTGCATCTGCAAACGTGTATGGTAATTTTGGTATAGTTGCAGATGGTCCAGACACAAGTTTAAGAATGGTATCTCACAATTTTGGTTATATCGGTGTTGGCAAAAGGCTAGATAACGATGATACTGCTGTTGTACAAGCTAATGAAATTACTGAAACTAACGGTGGTAGAGTATACTATGCAAGTGTTGACCAACGTGGTGATTTTAGAATTGGCGATCACTTTACAGTGGACCAAGAAACTGGTAATACTACTTTCCAAGGCGGATCGTTTGATGTTACTACACTGACTGGTATTAACTTTTCAAGTGGGTCTAATTTAAGTATTGTTGATCCTTTCAAAGTACAAACAGGTAATTTAAGATTATCCGGTAATAGTATTACAAGTATCCAAGGCGATATTAATTTAACTCCTGCAGGCACAAATGGAGTTAACATAAGCTCTGATGCAGATGTTAGTGGCAACTTAAATGTAGGCCAAGACTTAACAGTAACAGGCGATACAAATCTTGCAGGTAACATTGATATTACTGGTAACCTTACATTAGGTGGCAATATTACTATTGGTGATCAAGAAACTGATTCAATTACTGTTGCTGCTGATTTTGAAAGCGACTTAGTACCAAACGAAGCTGGCACATATAATTTAGGTAGTCCTTCTAAGCAGTGGAAAGATTTCTATGTTGAAAATATTCAGGCAGGTGAATTTACAATTGAAGACATCCGTATCAACGGAAATAGAATCGAAACTGTAAATTCAGATTCAAACTTAGAAATTGATACTGCAGGTGCAGGAACTATAGAACTACAAAGTGATACAAATATAACTGGCGATGCTGCTATAAGCGGTACACTTGATGTAACTGGTAATACAACATTAAACAGTGATCTAGCAGTTGCAGGCAATAGTAGTGTTGTAGGCAATAGCAGTATTACAGGCAATGAAGATATTGCAGGAGCATTAAGTGTAACTGGGGACACTACACTTTCGAGTAATGCAGCAGTTGCCGGCGACTTGAGTGTTGTTGGAAACGAAACTGTCACAGGAACACTAGGTGTAACTGGAGACACTACTCTACAAGTATTAGACGCACAGGAAACAACACTAAGCAGTGCAACAATAACAGATCTAACAGCAGGTCGTGTTGTACTTGCTGGTACAGACGGAGCAATTGAAGACAGTGCAAACATAACATTTGATGGTACAACACTAGGTGTTACTGGTAATGTTGATGTTAGCGGTGATGTTACAATTGGCGGTAATATTACAATCGGCGATGCAGATACAGATGCAATTACTGTAGCAGCTGACTTTGAATCACATCTAATACCTAACGAAGACGAAACATATGACCTAGGTAGTGCTACTAAGAAATGGCGCAATTTGTATGTTGCAGGACAAACTATACACTTAGGTGGCATCCAGCTTAAAGAACAAAATGGCGGATTTATCGTTGTAGATGCAGGCGGCAATGAATTAGATATTACAGGCGGCACAATCTTTGCTGATAGATTAATTGGCGAAGACATTACTATCGACGGAAATAGAATTTCGACTACTTCGTCTAACAGTAACTTAGAACTAATAAGTGCTGGAACTGGAACTCTAGAACTTCTTTCTAATACAAACATAACAGGCGAAGCAACAGTATCTTCTACTTTTAATGTTACAGGCGCAACTACACTATCGTCAACATTAGGTGTAACTGGAGCAACTACACTAAGTTCAACACTAGATGTTACTAGCAGTGCTGTACTAAATGATACACTTGGGGTAACAGGAGTAACAACACTAGCTTCAGATGCAAATGTCGGCGGCAATCTAGCAGTTACAGGTAACAGCACTATTACAGGTAATGAAAATATTGCAGGAATACTAAGCGTCACAGGTGACACAACATTGGGTAGCGATCTAGCAGTTGCAGGTAACAGCACTATTACAGGCAATGAGTCTATTATCGGCAACTTAGGTGTTACTGGTGCAACTACACTAAACAGTACACTTGATGTAACTGGTAATACTTCACTTGTAGGCGATGCAACTGTAGGCGGAACACTAGGAGTTACGGGTGAAGCAACATTAGCAAGTGCAACAGTAAGCGACTTAACTGACAACAGAGTAGTAATTGCAGGCACAAGTGGTTCACTAGAAGACGATGCAAACTTTACATTCGACGGGTCAACGCTGGCTCTAACAGCAGATCAAACAATTACAGGTAGCTTAGAAGTTACTGGCTCGTTTACAATTGATAACATAGACATTGACGGTAGTACAATTAGTTCTAGTACAGGTATTACAATTGACCCTAGTCCGACCGGAGCAGGCGGTACATTAACCGTACAAGGTGATATTACAGCAGAAGACATATTAACAGACGGTCTTGAAACTACTGGAAACTTAACAGTCGGCGGCACATTAGGTGTTGCAGGCGAAAGCACACTAGCAAGTGCAATTGTAAGCGATCTAACAGCAGGCCGCGTAACAATAGCAGGTACAGCCGGTGCCCTAGAAGATAGTGCAAACTTTACATTCGATGGCACATTGTTAACTGTTACAGGAAATAGTCTTGTAACTGGTGACTTTGAAGTTGACGGAACTGCAACAATTGCAGCAGCTAAAATTGAAGCATTAACAGCAAGTAGAGTAACACTTGCAGGCACAGACGGGGTATTAGAAGATAGTGCAAATCTAACATTTGACGGTACTACACTTACTACTACCGCAGCGTTAATTGATAATATACAAATTGACGGAAATACAATTCGTACAAGCACTGGTAGTTTAGTACTCGATCCTACACCAGACGGTGCAAGTGGAACTGTAACAATTCAAGGTGATCTACAAGTTTACGGTACTACAACTACAATTGATAGTACAACTGTAACAGTTAATGATCCAATCTTTACACTAGGCGGCGACACTGCGCCTGCTAGCGATGACGCAAAAGATAGAGGTATAGAATTTCAGTGGCACGACGGAACGGATGCCAAAGTAGGATTCTTTGGATTTGATAGAAGTACAAGCAAGTTTAGCTTTATTCCAGATGCAACAAATACAAGTGAAGTATTTGCTGGCGCAGTAGGTGATGCAGAGTTTGCTAATCTAGGGCTTGCAACACTTGATACAACTGGTGATGTTACTATAGGTGGAACACTAGGTGTTACAGGAGCAACTACACTAAGCGACACACTAGATGTTACTGGAGCAGCTACACTAAGCAATACACTAGGTGTTACAGGAGCAGTAACATTAAACAGCACTCTAAGTGCAGGAGAAACAACACTAAGCAGTGCAACAATTTCAGATTTAACAGCAGGCCGTATTGTACTTGCTGGTACAGCAGGTGCTGTTGAAGACAGTGCAAACTTAACATTTGATGGCAGTACATTAACTGTTACAGGAGCAATTGTTGCTAGTGGCAATATTAGTGGTGCTGACATTGATGGTACTACAATTACTACTACAGGCTCTGGTAGCATAGGCGGAACACTAGGTGTTACTGGTAATACTACCCTATCTTCAGATGCAAATGTCGGAGGCAATCTAGCAGTTGTAGGAAATAGTAGTATTACAGGTAATGAAGATATTACAGGTACATTAGGTGTTGGCGGCGATACAACACTGAGTGCAAATTTAGCTGTTACTGGTAATGCAACAATAGGCGGAACATTTGAAGTTACTGGCACAAGTACACTTGCAGATATCGATGCGGCAGCAATCACAGCAGTAACGATTGATACAACTGGTTATGTTACTATTGGCGGGTATGCACAAGTTGATGGTACACTAGATGTAATTGGACATACTACACTATTAACAGCAACTATTTCTACATTAACAGTCGGTGACATGAATATTACTAATGTACTATCAGACTTAAATGTACAAGGCGAAATTAACGGCGGCACTATTAATATTGATGATATTAGAATTGCTGGAAATAGAATTTCAACTACTGCTTCTAACGCAGATTTAGAAATTGTTGCTGCCGGAACAGGTTCTATCGAACTACTTAATACAACTAACATTACTGGCGACTTAAATGTTACTGGAAATACTGATATTACAGGCAACCTAACACTAGGTGGAAACATTACAATCGGTGATGCAGATACAGATGCAATTACTGTAAATGCAGACTTTACTGGAAACTTAATACCAGATGTTGACGGCACTTACAATATTGGTTCTGATACTAAGCGTTGGAGTCACATATATACTGATGACCTAAGTGTTACTAATGGTATTTCGCTTGATAGTACAGTAATTGGTAACATTCAAATTGCTGTTACAGACGACAATACAATTGACACTACTACCGGAAATCTTACGCTAAACAGCACAGGTGGAACAATAACACTAGATGACGATGTTTCTGTAAGTGGTACACTAGAAGCTGCTGCAACTACACTTGCAAGTGCAAAAGTAAGTGACCTAACAGCAGGGCGTATTGTGCTAGCTGGCACCGATGGCGAAATAGAAGATAGTACAAACTTAACATTTGATGGGTCATTATTTACAGTAACAGGTGATGCTGAAATCACAGGTAATCTTACACTAGGTGGTAACATTACTATAGGCGATGCAGACACAGATTCGATTACTGTTGCTGCTGATTTTGAAAGTAACTTAATACCAAGTGACAATATTACATATGATTTAGGTTCAGATGCAAAAAGATGGCGCGATTTATATCTAAGTGGAGATTCGATTTATCTAGGCGATCTTCAACTGCGTGAACAAGCAGGACAACTTACAGTTACATCAGACGGTACTACATTAACTGACTTTAGCGCAGCGGCAATAAATGCAGGAACACTAATTTTAGATGATCTACGCCTAGATGGAAATTTAATTACAACTACTGAATCAAACAGTAATTTAGAAATTAATGCTGCTGGAACTGGCATAGTCGATATTCTTACAGAACTAAATGTAGAAGGTGTTGTTACTGCTGAATCGTTTATTAGTGACGGAACAGGCGTACCTACAATTGAAAGTTTAACTAATATTGTTCTTGATGCAGGTAATGCAGTAATTGCAGAAATTGGTGGTACGGAAATTGCTAGAGTAGTTTCGACAGGATTTGAAATTACACAAGGCGGCATTACTACACCAACGCTTACTACAACTGGACA